GATGCCGCCGCGCGTGGATTGGCCCAAGGCGGTGATGTAAGCCACATCGGCCCGGCTTGCGTACTCGGTTTGCTTGGCAAGACCCGCCAGCACTTCGGCCAACTTGGGATCGCTGGTGTCGTCAACAGGCAAGAACGACAGCGCCGGCTTGTTGCGGCGTGCGGTGTTGATGACTTGACGGACGAACTGGCTTGTCTGGTCGAACACCAAGCAAGGCCGCGCGCCACCTTCGGCGTTCTGCCGTTCGCGCTTCACGTCCTCCGGCCACTGCTGCGGGTCGGTCGGGTCGGAGAACCGCATGTCCTCGCGGCACTCTTTGTAGATCGGCCCCCAAACCTCTTGGGCGCGCTCATACCGAGCACGGGCCTCGGTGATGATGGAATCGCGCTTCAGGGTTGGTTTCTTGCGGGCCATTTACATGCTCAGGAATGAACTAGCCGTGTCGCGCGGCTGGTCAATGGGTTTGCGCCTCTTGGTGCCGATGAACTGAAGACCTCGACCGATCAGGCTGCACACGTCTACGCTGTCGTCGTGCTTGCCTGCGGGAAAGCGGGTTAGCTGGCCGATCACATCGGCCTTCCACGTCGAATGGCGCGGAAAGAACACCTTGCCCATGCTTGCCAGCGCCTGGAAGCTGCGCGCTCGGGTTGTCTTGTCGCTGATGCTTGCCAACCACTCAACGCGGCAATGGGCCTGCCGCTCACTCATGCGGCGCAACATGAACGGCTCAACAGCGCGGCGAATCGGGCCAGCCTCACCAAACCAGCAGAGCGGCTGATGCTCCAAGATCAGATCGCACTTGCGTTCAATCCACACATCGGCGCTTGCTTGCTTGCGCCACCAATCGACCACGTACAGATTGCCGCTCGGGTCAACGCCGAAGATCCCGTGCTCGGTGTAGTCGCCTGCACCTTCAGTCACGCCGTAGTCGCTGGCGCCGTACAGCCTCAAACCCTTGGGCAGCTCGTCGTATTCCGAGAACCAATCGCGCTTGAAGTAATCGCCATCGTCTGCCGCTGGCTGCTGCTGGTAAAGCGCGTTCCATGCGCGAACGTCCCTCTTAGCCGTCTCCACCATGTCATCGGTGAACCAATCCGGCCAAAGCCTTTCGCCTACAGCACGCCCCAGCGGGTCGCCTGGCATGGCCTCCATCGCAATCTCAATGACCGTCCAGCGGTCGCGCTCTCGCTCAAGGATGCGCCCTCCTAGGTCGTCCTCATGCCAACGGGTCATCACGACAACTTGCTTGGCGCCGGGCTTCAAGCGCGTCAGGAAGTCGTTTACATACCAGTCCCACGCCTTATCTCGGCTGCGGTCGCTGTCGGCGTCTTCCCGGCTCTTTACCGGGTCGTCAATCAAGCCAAGGTCTGCGCGGCGGCCAGTGATCGAACCGCCGACACCTGCCGCGAAGTATTCGCCGCCCTTTGTCGTGTCCCATCGGCCCGCGCTGCTGCTGTCATCGGCAACGCCAACGCCAAAGACCCGCGCGAACTCTTCGCCGCCAACGATGTTGCGCACCCTGCGGCCAAAGCGTTCTGCAAGCTCTTGGGTGTGGCTTGCGGCAATGACCGACTTCTTTGGGTTGCGCCCCAAGAACCACGCGGGGAACTCGACACTCGCGTATGTGGACTTTGCAGACCCTGGGGGCATGCAAACCATCAAGCGCTCAATCTCGCCCCGCTCTAGCGCCTCCAGCTTTTCGATCAGCAGAAGGTGGTGCTTGGCCGGCTTGTATCCGGCGTCGCGGTACTCAATGAACGGGGCGATCCCCGTCTGTGCTGCCAGCCTCCGGTGAATCTCCCGCTCTAAGCTGTGCAACCTCTGCGGCGAGTTCTGCAAGGCTCATGTTCTCCACGTTGCGCGTCACGTTGACCGTCTGGTCTGCTTTGCCGTCAAGGCGATCTGCCAGAAGCGAGATAGCCCAAGGCTTTCCATTTGCCGCCTCATTCAGAAGCGACTCAGCCGCTTTGCGCAGCCGGTCGGCATCGTCTTGGGCAATGGCGCGACGCAATGCACCGTCAAAGAGCTTTGACTTTGCGGCTAGGGTGTTCCCCGGTTTGAAGGCCATGTGTTCATGCGGCAACCCTTTGATTTCTCAAGGATTCCCGCCCTCTCGCCTCTCGGCAGTCATGGCGTCAAAGCGCGCCAAGTCGCATGGGTGCCCGGCTGCACAGTGCGAAGGTCAGGGACGTTCGATGTTTGGTTACTGTCGCCGGGCGCGGAAACGAAAAAGCCCCCGGCTGTTACCTCGGGGGCTTGGTGGCGGTTATGGTCAGCCTGCCATAACCGATTTATCTCATGTTCTTCTGAACCCGTCAAGCGATTTCCAAAACTTTCGCACTCTTTTTTAGGTTCTCGGCGGCGGTGATGATTCGCATGTTGTGGTGAACGTGCAGCCCGCACACGGTCTTGCCGGCCAGCGGGTAAATGTGATCGACATGGTGCTCAATGCCAGTTGCCCGGCTCACCGCGTCCCGCTCTCGGTAGATTTCGGCCATTGCTTCGTAGTCCACCCATGCGGGTGTTGCCATCTTGATGCGCAACAGACGGCGGCGGCTTCCGTTGGGCTCGTTCTGGATGGCCTCTTGCAGCGTGCCCTTCAGCGCGGCAGCGATGCGGGCCTTCTGTTCGGCATCCCTGATTGACAGGGTGGCAATCTCAATTTGAAACAAGAGCCCTTCAAACCCGCACGAAGACCTCAGAAACGTCTCAAAGTCGCGGGCGCCTGTAATCGCCTCGTACTTGTAGCCGAACGCCTCTAGCTGCTCTGCGGTCAGAAGTGCCTTTGCTGTCACCTCGGCGGTCTTGTATCGCTGGGCATAGACGATCCTGGCGGATTGCAGCGCTTCCAGTCTGCGGCGCTCTTCAGATGGCGACTTTTTAGGCTTCAGCGCGGCCTTTGTCACCAAGCTTGCAGCCTTGAGCATGTCGTCGGTTACGTCCTCAGGCAGCATCGGACATGGCTCCCATCTTCGCGGCCAGCAGGCTTGCAGCCTCATGCAGCCACTTGATCCACACGCTGCGGGGCATCCCGTAGCCCTTCAACTCTTCCTCTGCCGCGCGCACGGCTGCGGGCTTGTAGTGCATCACCAGCACGACCTTATGCCGATGTTCCAATGACTCCATCGCCTTTTCAAGCTGGCGGAAGTCATGCGCACAGTAGCCCGTTGGCTCGTAGCTGGCGGCCTTTGTCGGGATGCCCGATTTCAGCATCGGGTTGATGCCGTACCACCCGGTTTGCTTGTCGCTGGTCTTGCCCCAAATGCGGAGCATGTCGTCCAACCAATCCGGCTGCACTTGTGCGCGTCTTGCCATGCTTCATCCTTTCAGAGTTGCGCCACTTGCACCCAAACCCCAGGGGTTGGGCCATAGCGCTTGGATAGGTGCACGTTCACCGCTTGCACGTCATCGCGCCATACAACGCCGTTCATGCCGTCAAAGACGGCTTTGAGCACGTTGTCGGCGTCGGGCTTCTTGGTGGGGAGAACCTTCCCGGCCAATGCTTCGGCTTGCTTGCGCTTTGACCAGCTCGCGGGGACTGGAAGCGTTGCCAGCACGTCAACAGCACACGGGCCGTCGAAGGGTTTGGCGCCTTGCATGGCTTGTGATGCAACGTGTGCAACCAAGCCTTCATAGGCAACCGTCTTTTCAGGCGTTGCCATGCGCGAGAACCCGCCGATCTTGACGATCTTGGCGCGGCCCTTTCCCTGGGGTTCGCCGGGCACGTTGAAAGCCACGTTGGTAATCATCGCCACACCCCATCCAGGTGCGAGGCATCGACCGTGATTGAGTGAATGGCCTTCGACCGCGACTGATGCGGCGCTTTCGGGCGCATGTGCCGCGTAGCCGGGAACTTGCCCAGCGTGGCGACTTCCTTGCTGACGAACTCCTTACCACACTTGCCGCAGTGCCTGCGCCGGTACACGTCGCCGTCAACCTGGCGGCTTTCGGACACCAGCGCTTTGCCGTCATGGTTGCAGTGGGGGCACTTCATGCGTAGGCCCTCGCGATAGCCGACTCGCTGCGCAGGTAGTTGCCCACGGCCAGCGACGAGAAGAACCGTTCTTCCCCGGTCGGCTTGAAGCGCTCCACTTGGCACCCTGGAAGCTGCACCGGCTTGACGTTGCGCGGGTTCGTAGCAGTCGCCACCTTGAACGGGTCGGCCTTCTTGGGCTTGTCTGCCTTCAGGACAATCGGCTTTGGCGCCTTCTTGACCTTTGCGACCTTCGGCGGCTTGACCTTTGCCACCTTCACCGGCTTGGGCTTCTTCTCAGCCTTCACCTTGGGCGGTTTCGGCACCTTCGGGGGCTTGGGCGGCTTCACGATGCCGGCACGCTTGTCGGCCCGTGCTTGCCTCATGCGCTTGGCGTGTGCCAGTCGGCGGGCTTCCTTCACCCTTTCGCGAGTGGCCTGCAAGCTGGCCTCCATGTCCTCGCGGGTAAGCCAGTAGCGCGCGGCGTGCTTGGTTTCGCCGGTCGGCATCTTGTGGCTGTACCACTGGCCGGCTTGGCGGCCCAGCGTCAGCGCTTTCAGCATCCCCGATTGGCTGTGCATCGTCAGCAGGTCTTTCAGTTCGATGCCTTGCTTGCCTGCTGCCTTCAGAGCTTGCAGGATGACCAGACGCGCGCAGGGCTTGCCGCGGTATGACAGCGTTTCGACCCTCACGGCATCACCTCCATGCCTTCCAGCGCTTCACTGAGTGCAGGCCAGTGCACCGGGATCGGCTTCTCTTGGTCCTTCGGGCACATGCGTTCGTCAGGCTGTGCCGGGCTGCTGTGGTAGTACATGGCGCAGTGCTGGCGGCTCTTGCACCAGCCGCCCATGCAGGCGGGGATTTGGGTGTTCATGCGGCGTCCTTGCGAATCACGGGTTCAGCTTCAAGCCCTGCGCGTCCGTTCTCGCCGGCATCGGTCAGCGGGCTCCAGTTGCCCACGATGTTTCCGGCCTCGTCTTCCAGAAACAGGCCAAAGCTCCCGGTGTATTCCGGGTGCGGCTTGCGGTAACGGATGCCAGCAGCCTTAGCGGCCAGCTCCAAACGTTCTAGGTCGGTCATGCGGCCACCCGTGCAGCGCGGCGATAGCTGGGCCAGTCGAACGCCATCCAGCTGTGCGTCTGCGTCAGGCGGTCGGCCACGCGCTCACCGATGAAAGCCTTAAAGCCGGCCTTGTCTTGGTTCGTCAGCAGCAGCGTGGGGCGCATTTCGGCATAGCGCCGGTCCAGCACCTCGAACAGAATCGTCTGCTCCCCATCGGTGCCGTACTGAACGCCGATTTCGTCAATCACCAGCAGGTCGATGGTTTCGCCCAGCAGCTTCAGCACGTCGCGCTCAGTGCGCTCGGAATCGCGGCGCCATGTGTCCCGCACCATGCGAATCAGGCCCATGCAGGTCGTGTAATGCACCCAGTGCTGGCCGATCAGCGCCAAGCACGCAGCGGCGGCCAGGTG